GTTACAAGTGTACCTTTTTTATTGATACTATTAATCATCTGATCTTTCTTGATATCTCTATGAGGTTTACCAAAAAGTGCAAACGATAAAGCATCGAGTAAAGTTGATTTACCTGCTCCGTTCTGTCCTACGATTAATGTTGTTGGTGATCGATCCAGCGCAATTTTAATCGGATCATTCCCTGTGGATAGAAAGTTCTTCCACTCGCAATATTTAAAATGTATCATACTACTTCTAAGTTTTGTGCTTCTGTATAAAGCTTTCTCAATTCAACCTTTAGATGTTCTTTATCTAAATCAGTATCTACAGCATCAACATAAGAATCAAGTAGATTAGTAGTATCTTCAAGGGATATTTTCTCGTCTTCTACGCTTTCTCCCAGATACTCTTCAAAACTTTCTGCTATCTTGAGTTCATATGTTTCTATATTCTGTAATCTATCTACAAATTTATCAAACATGTAAAGATCATTTTTATTTATAACAATCAACTTGATAAACTTTTTCTCATATTGAGAGACATCAATTTTATCATAGTCTGTTTTGCTATCATCATATATTACTTTCTTAAACATCGTAATTGGATTACGTACTGCTTCTACCTCTCTTGTCTCAGTATCGAGAACATGAAAGTATTTTGGATCGTCTACATCAGCCCAGGTAAACTCCATTTGAGAACCAAGGTATGTAACGTTTCCTTGTGTAGATCTTGTATGAAAATGACCTGATAAAACCATTTCAAATCTTGAAAAGATATCAGCATTCATACCATGTGGATTTGGCATTCCTGCCATCATATCAAATCCTTTAAGCTCTAAGTGTGCTCCAAGAATTGGTGCGCCACAGTTTTGAGCCCATTCAGTATATTCTTTATAATTAGAATTATTAATCCAAGGTATTACTGCAACTTTACAACCATCATAATCTAATACAGTTGGTTTCATACATATGTTTACGTTTGAAGTAAAATAACCAAGTAACTCTTTTAACGAACAAAGTTCATTTGTATTTTTAAAGTATACGTCATGATTACCTGGAATAATATCCATTGTCATTCCATATTCTTTTAAAGGCTCAAGGAAATGTTTACGATTTGCATTGAGTGCTTTAAAGTTTACAAATTTACGATGCTCATAATAGTCACCTAGGTGTAAGACATTTTTAATGCCATGTTCATTACAATATGGAAAGAATACCTCAGTATAGAATCTATCTTGATAATCTAGAAAGATATCTGAACTATTTCTTACTCCACAGTGTGTATCATTGAGTATTGCTACTTTCACGTATTACCCTCATTTTTTCTTTTATAAGTTGTCTTTGATATCTACCAATACGTCTTGCAGAGGTTCTTACTTTAATCATTTGATAAGCAAGCATGCCTCTTTTAGCTTTCCTTTTTAATTCTTTAGGAAATCTCTTTTTATTTCTACGTATTTGTCTCAGTCTTGCTTTTTCTTTTAACTGTTTCATGACATGAATAACTCCAATTTTTCTGCATCCTTTTGCTTTTGCTTTTCTTTCTTTGCAAATTCTTTGATTGCAGTATCTTTTTGTCTTACAGTACTGATTCTCTGTCTTAATGTATCGACATAAGCCATAGTTTCCTGTGCTGTTTCATTATCCATACCTGCTTGAACAAAGTCTTCGATACCCATCTTTTCGATAAATCTAAATTTGATATCTTGTTGCTTTTTCTCTTTTGTAATTCTACGTATAAATGCAAAGTAGCAAATTTGAGTAAAATAAGAGAATGCATTTGGACGACCTGTCCTTGTTGCAGTTTCAATGTTATAGTTACCAATTGCCCTTAAACAGTTTTCAACAGCATCCATTACCATTTCTTCTCTATACGTATATCTTACAAAGTTTGGTCGATGTGATAGACCCTCTGCAATACGAATAAAGCATTTGGCAATATAGTCTGTAACTGTAGGAACTGGATTTCCTTTTTCTCTTGCGGCATGTGCTTCAATAGCATAGTCCATAACAGCTTGAGAAAAGTCTTTGTTATTAACGTAATGTGCTTTATTTTTTTGGCTCATTTATTTTCTCCATAATGTTATTATTATACCACATTTCTGTGTAAAAGTAAACTAATTTTTTTTAATTATTTTCACAAAAACCGTTTACAAATGCTCGTTTTTATGGTATAATATAATGTACCCCGGAGCGGGAAGGTATATCTCTAATGTATAGTCTTCTTCTCAGGTAACGGTACTCCTTCATCAGCATATCTGTTAACGAGTTCATCTTCATATTCTTCTAATATCTCTTGATCTGTTCTCGTATCAGGTTTGCTGAGATTGTCTAGTTTCAAAGCGAACTGAACATAATTCTCTTTTACTTCTTCAGCAATAGAGACATGTTGTATAATATTAGACTTTAATATTTTGAATTGTTTGGAATCCGAGAATGGAAACCAAGGAGTAAATTGAAAGCCGCCAAGTACGTTTGCTTGTACTCTTACTGGTCTTTCAACTATAAAGTTATCATCGTTTTTAACTGCTACGAGTCCGATAATATCGTCTCCGTTCAATAACTTAAAATGTCTTATATTTAGTTCTTGCATATTATATATTTATATCCCATAACTTATAATTAAATCGTTCTTTGGAATATATTTTTATTCTTTCAGCGGCATGCTGTAAAGTATAATTCTTATTAGTTTTCCAATGTAGATCATCTACGATATCATATATCTTAGTATCTCTACCATCTTCACTCTTTCTTAATCCTCTACCGATGCTTTGCAAAACCCTAATTTGCGACTTACTTGGTGAAGCAAAGATAATATTATGTAAATTCCTAATATTAATACCAGTGCTAAAAGTTCCAATGGAAGCAACAATAATGGCGTTCTTTTCTTTCTCGGTAATTTCACGAACCTTCTCTCTTGTATCTACATCAGTTTCGCCTGACACATAAAAAAGCTTTCTATTACTATTTATTCTTTCTGATAACAGACTGTGTAGAGGTTTACCATGCTTTTCGACATAGTTAAATAATATTAATGTATTACCTTTTTGATCGAGAGCAAGGTTTGCGATAAAACTATTTCTTGGCGAGTATCTTACAATAAAGTCTAACTCTTCTTGATATTTAAGCTTTGATACTTCTTTACATAACTCTTCTTTATATTTTAATATCAATATGTCTATTTCGAGTTGACTTAAATCTTTATTATCAATTAATTCTTTTGTTGTGGTAACTTGATATACTGGACCAAATAATCCTTCTAATACTAACTGATGAGTTTGAGTTCCATCCAATGTACCAGTGGTTCCCATTCGATATTTTGCATTTACACATTTTTCTAATATCGATGTAAGTGATTTAGCTTTAAAGTTATGTGCTTCATCTCCTATAACCATACCATAATCGCTATACCAAGTTGCTGGTAACTTATAAATTGACTGCCACGTACTAATAATAACTCTCTGATTTATACCAACTTTTTCTCGGCCGGAATATATTCTATGACAGTTTTCATTATGATTCCATGTATCCTTACTTGAATAGTCTCCGAAGTCTGCATACATTTGTTCTACCAATGATGTTGTAGGTACTATAAGCAATACGTTACCTTCATAATTTTCTAAGTAATATCTTACTGCTAAATATATGATTAAACTCTTACCAGAAGCAGTAGGTGATAACAATAAGGATCGCTCTTTCGAAAGCGTGTGCGAGAGTCCCTCAAGTTGATATTGCCTAGGTGTTATATCAGCTCCATTCACAGAAAGGGATATTTTTGATAAAAGGGATTCTATGTTAGGCTCAGATAGTGACTCTAGTGTACCATAAGTAGGGGAATCTAACACTTCTAGGTTATAATCTCTTACTTCACAAAACTCACGCAAATATTTGTACAATCCACAGTATAAAGTTTTCTTTCTACTATCGTATAGTCTTATTTTTCCATCCCACATACGATTACGATATGCTGGCATGAATTTATATCCTGGAACGAAAAAACAAAAATGCTCAGATAACTCTCTTTCTACGCTTGGTTCACATTGTACATTTAAGAAGACTTCGTTCTTCTTTTGAATCTTTATGTTTTCCATTAGATACCGCTAGTGAATTTTCTCCATTCAATCATGTTTTTGATTGTTTGATGTCTCCATTTAATGTTATCTAATATCTCTTTAAGAGTATCACAGAGTTCTGTAATGTATTGTATTTTGGCTTGATGTTCTTGAATGACAGGATCTGAATCATAATAATAATCCATATCTCCCTTTAATACTGTTAATCCACCCAAAGGATCGTAATCCCAGCCTTTTGCATCCATTTCAGCTTGACTCATCTTGCCATTAAGATGCAACCATTTGTCTTTAAGTAGCACCTTAAATTCAAGTTCGGCTTTTTTAAGTTTCATACGGTTAACAGAAAGTAATTCGAGATATTTACCGTGTAATTTTGCGGAGTCTCTTGAGGCCTCATCAAGATTCATTTCATCTATGACTGAGTCTTTCTTCCACATTTCTAAGATTTCTTGCAAATTGTTCATATATATATTATACCATCTTCTGGTGAATTTGTAAACGGTTTTAGTGAAAAAACTTAAACAAATTCAAAGTTTGTATACGCAAATGATATATCCATTTGTACGTATTCAACATCAGTCGCTTGAGAATCAAATTCTACAGAACCTAAAGCTGTTGGAAAAACACCTTTAAATTTTATTTGTTTAGTTACATTGTTATGAGAAGATAATATTAATAAAGTAGCATCTGCTTTAAAATCTTCTGCATTCTTTGTTTGTGATATATTATGTAACCAATCAAATGTTTCAACATAATTTTCCATATTCTCAGTAATATTTACTCTTAATACGAGATCTTCAAATGAAAGTCTATCACCTGTAAAAGATAAGTTCACTCCACGATATGGTGTTTCAACTGCAGCAATATTAATACTTGGAAGAGTAGCAGCTACAGCAAAATATTCTAGGTTAGGATATTTCGTGTGGTCAACTTTAAATTGAAACCCTACTGGGCTTAAAAAGTTTTTATTTGTAGTTAATGTAGCCATATATCTATTTATACAAAAAGAAAAGGGAGTCCGAAGACTCCCTTAAAAAGAGTTATCAACTCTGGCTTATGCCATAATGTCGTCAACTCTGAAGATTCTGAAGTACTGGTTAGATCTGTCTGAACCAATGCTATCTAGAGCTACGAATGGGTTTGCAACCATGCCGTATCTAGTTTTGAATCCTATTCTTGGTTGGAAATCATTCTCACCAACGGCTTTAACCATTGTTAGTGGAACGTATGGGCAGTAGAATAAACCTGCGTCATATGGATTAGCTCCTCTGTAACCAACACAAACAAAGTCTACAGTTGCATAAGGATCAATGTAAACTTTAACTCTTCCGTTAAGAACACCAGCAAAAGTATTACCTGTGTCGTCAACGTTTAAGTTAGCTGAAAGTGCAGGTGTGTAATCCAACATACCAGCAGCTGCTAGAGCTGAAGCTACGTCTGAAGAACATAGGATAAAGTTACCTTTACCTCTTCTTGTTTCTTTAGCGATTACGTTACACTCTCTTTCGATTTGCATGATTAGGCCTTTAAATCTTTCGACCATCCATCTTCCATCAGAGTCAGTATTGACATCAAATATACCGGAAACAGCTGTTGAAGACTGTAAAGCACCGATTTTAGCAGTTTTTAGAACTGATCTAACAACTTCTCTGTTGATCTCTGCAAGGATCTCAGCAGATAGAATGTTAGCTAGTTCGCCTTCTGCGTCTAAACCGTGGATAGCTTTAAGGTCTTGAGCTAATTCCATTGTATATTCAGCTTTAAGAGCTCTTGACTTCGCAGTCACTGTTGATTTCTCAATAGTGAAAGCCATTTCGCCGTATGAACCGTCACCGGTTTCACCAACGCCAAGTCTCTCAGCATCTGCTGTAGCAAGACCAGAACCGAATGTTGAAACTGTATCAGCTTCGTCTGCGATTGTTCCGTCTGTATCAGCATCTGTTACACCACTTAATCCAGTTGGATCAGCTTGGTGTGTTCCAGTTCCTGAGAAATCTGTATCAGCTTCATTGAATAAAGCTTCAGTACCAGATTGTGAACTGTATTTTGATTTCATTGCGAAGATAAGTCCTGTAGGACCACTCATTGGCTGAACGCCAGCGATATCATATGCAATCAAATTAGGCATTGCTCTACGTACTAAAGAAATTAATACTGGGTCAAAAGTACCGATGTTATTCGGTGCTGAACCTGAACCAATATTGTTAGCTGCTGCTGCTTCAGAAATAAAATTTCCTTGTGCTTGAGCTCTTTCTTCTTGTAGGGCAA